CATCGATCAAATCTTTATTGACGTATTGCGGGTCAATGACTCTGACCAGAACCGGATTTTTCACAGACGCAATAACAGCAGGATCGATACCGTGAGTTTTATCAGCCGCAAAGTCTGCCTTATAGGATTCTGCTGTGTTTTCCGCGTAAGCAAGTTTCATGGCAGAAAGACGGCCGTTACCAATAATGGCATTGACTAAGTCTTTATTGCCGTAGTTTGAATTCCATGCGCCGGTTACTGCATCATTGGAAGTCTGAATCTCGGACGCATCCACAACCGCATAACGGATAGGAATTTTCTGAGAGCCTTTCCCTGCGATAACGTAGCCTTCAGCGCCCAGCTGATTTTCAGGAATAGTACCGTAGGAAACAATAGGAGCATCATTGCCCAGGTTATGTCCGGGACCAACCAAGCCATACTGTAAATTTGCCGCAATAGAGCGCATTTGAGCAACAGACGAGCCTTTACCACGATCACGATTCTGCAAATCTGCACCGGACTCAATCTCTTCTCCACTTGTCGCAGTCGGTTTTACGGACGGGGTTGAAGTAATTGGCTGTATCGGAGTTGCGGGAACTGTCGGGGTGATAGGAAGAGAAGTTTGTGTTTCCTGTCCGGGAGCAATACCCCTCGAAACATTAATTCCGTACTGCTGAGCCAAACTTGAAGGACTTACGCCCATGAGCGTTGCCATGGTATTGAAGAAGGCGGCATGAATCTGACCGTTTGCCTTTGCTTCTTCAGGCCTCATCCCTGCTGCGGTCAACTGTTCTGTGACATTCGATGCGATACCTTGAATTTCTTCCTGGCGAGTAGGATTAACCGCCTTCATTTCCTGCTCAAGCTGTGCTTCAATATCTGCACTCAGTTGAGCCGTTCTTTCCTGCGCCTGTCTTGCATTCAGTTCATCAGGAGAAAACTTGATTTCCTGACTAATGGCTTTATTGACCGCCTCACTTTGCGTAAGCCGTGTCATTGTCTCAATAGGAATCTTTACATCAGCACCACTCTTTTTTGCAGATGCAATTTCTTCGGACAATTCCGGAGCACTTTGCAGAAGTAAATCCTCCATACCACTCTGATTCAATACTTCAGCGGGAAGGTAAGCATAAGGAACTTTTTCACCCACCATGTCAGCAACAATCTTTGGCATGGACTCAGGCGAGCGCATTGCAATCTTGGAATTGTTTGAGAGTTCAGTGATTGTTTTCAATAGTTCCTGAGAACGAATCCCGGCCGCTTCTTTTTCCCGAAGTTCGGCGTATTCAGCTTCAGTTATTTCCTGAGAAGCGCGAACGGCCGCATTAAAAGCAAGAGCACCGCCCATTTGAACAGTCCCGCCCACCGTAGTGACAATAGCCGTCTCAAAAGCCTTTCTGCCACGTTCATTGAAATAATCACCTATTGTCTTTCCCTTGTTGCGATCAATGAGTGCCCAAGACTCCAGGTCACCAACCAACGTGTTGATCTGTTCACCAACATGCTCACCCAAAATGTAATTTTTCCCAAGGCGTAGAAGTTCTTTAAAACCGCTGGATTTTCCCATTTTTATGAGGGAATCCAGCCCGAGTTTTTCTGTTGCAACCTCCAGACTGCCATTTGCCACACCGTGAAGAAGTGACATAACTGTATTCAAGCCCTCTTCCTTAGCTTCACCGTATGATGAGCCCATAGAGAACAAGCCCATCATCCCTAAGGTCATAGCTCCGACAGTAAAAGGAGCACCAACCGTGGTGAGAGCTGCCGCAGTTGCTAACGTCAAAAGATTCTGCCCACCAGACACAATACCGCTCACAGCAATCTTTGCAAGTTTGGAATCAAAGGCATCCTGAGCCTCTTTTGTCATATTGCTGGTTATGTCTGAATTCGTTTTGCGCCATTCATCAATTTTTGAGCGCACAGCCAGCACTTGTTTGTTGTCGATACCCAAGCCGTCTATTAAGGTATCCATTCCGGCTAGTAGAAGACCGTCAATCCCTTCAGCGATAGCGGGAGCCGCCGCGGCTAAGCTGGTCATTACAGCACCGCTTCTTTTATTCAGTCCTTGAGCAAAATCATTCAGGCCTTCAAAATTCGTAACTCCTGCATTGTCGTCAAGGTCAGTCCCATAACCATAACCGTAATCGTCTTCTTCGTCCCCTTCTTCTTTTGCCTTTATTGTTGATAACACTGTTTCAACTGTCTGCAAGGACTGAATGTCATCCTTTGCAATGGCCATTATCTGAGGGTTGCTAAGCACCTTAGAAGAAAGCGGGAATTCCTGGACAAAGTTCTCCGGAGTGTCTCCCAATGTCCGCACCGCCTGCGCCCTTTCCGGCGTCATAACGTTAAAAGCCTGAGTCGGCATTCCCGTTTTCTGAATAATCTTATTGTCCTGAGCTACCTGATCCGGAGATCGACTCTCCATACTCATTCCCGTACTCAGAATTTGAGGGGTTAAATCCGGAGTTTTGACAACCGGAGGGCGGGCCTCGATTTCAGCCAAAGACAAGGGCTCAGGTTTAGGAGCCTGCTGAGAAAAATCAAACTCTCCGGCGTCTACCGCTTCATTGAAAACATCATCAAGGCTTTTCATTCCAATTCCTTAATTCGAATACGATTTCCATTAGCATCAAAACAACGAGCCCAAAGAGAAGCCACCTCCGCTGTTGTAGGTTCTCTTCCGTTCTTTGTGCGTAAAAATTCAACTAAACGCGTTCTAACGTCCTTTGCATCATCCACGACTTCGCCTGTCACTGGATTCGCAGGCGTCCAATCTTCAAGGGGGAGAGCCAAGTCACTTCTGCCCGTAGACTGAGATAAAAGATTTTTAGCCATAACCTCCCCTCGTGATGCCTCTGTGTTCCCCCAGGTAGACGGATTCCACCAAGTTGATGAACCGGAAGAAGTATTGAGAACCGTTTCAGCAATCTTCATTCTTTCTGCTGCCGGAAGCTCAGTCACGCCTTTTTGAATCATTGCCGAGCGCACAGCCTGTTGATATGCATAACGTTCCTGAAAAAATTTTGGAGAGTTTCGATACTTTGTATCTTTGAATTCCTTTGGCCGGTTAGTTGCAAGCACGAGTTCAAATTCATCGTTCTCGATCTTTGCTTTTGAAATTGCATCCTGGAGTTTTGCCGGTTGAGCTTTATATTCCTGAGCTTGTTTCAAAAGCCTCTGATAATCAGCTCCAGTCAATAAGTGCCTATTCTTGACAACGTTTTCTACTGTTAGCTGACTCGGATCCATTATCCATTGCGTTGTAATAGTGAAATCGGATTGTTTCCTTGGACCCCACTGCATTGCATCTTGATCTTTCGGTTTTAATTTGTAGAACTCCGGGATTTCCGTTACAGATACCCCCTGTCTTAGTTTTTCCTCAACAACAGAGACGGTATTTGCATAATCCTCATCACGGGCCGCCTTAGCAACTTTTGCCCTGGTTGATGCGGCCGCCGCCACTTGTTGACGTAACCTCAGAGGAATTTTGGAATCCGTCATGATTCGATTAATAACAGAGGCGCTCTTATCCCTTGGAGAATCCGGATTCGTTTCGTTTTCCTTGACGTTTGCCGCATCTATCTCAGCTCCGAATCTCACTGCCAGACTTCGTACAGTTGCGGCATCAAGCGCAGGCCTCAAATGTTTGTCAATTGTCTGAGCTGTTTCCAGGTCAACCCGGCCTGCTTTTTTTGCCGCTTCATAAAATTGTTTTGCCGCCCACGGATTATCCGGATTACGTTCCAGCATGTTATTTACAACAGCCAAAGTCTGCTCACCCCTTTTTTTCACTAAATACTGAGCCGCGGCCTCCTCACTCATTCCCTTATAGTCAGTGAATTTTTTAATTGCCAGGTCATAATCAGCAAGGTTCTGTGCATAAAGTTTCGTGCCATAACTCATAGTTGCCGTTTCAAGAGCGGCCTGAGCTTCAGCCTGTAAAGTTTCCTGAGTGAAGGCATCTATCTTTTGAGCCTCCCAACCGCCTAATGTCTGCTGAACTGATAAGCCATATTGACGAGCCTTCTGCTCAAACAAAGCCCGCTGTTCTCCGTCCATGTCGGCCCCGAGTTCATCCATGGTTTTCTGAAAGAACTCATTACCCCTTTGCTGGAGTCCGAGAGCCTGTTTACCTTTGTCATTAATCCAGCCCTTCTCACCATACATTTTGTCGTTCATGGCATATTTGAGCCGGGTCATGGCTTCAGTTGTAGCAACATCATTGGCCCGATCTTTGTAGTGTCTTATCCCTACCCCTAGATCACTAAGGCCTTTGGCAATGTATTGACCGGCATTGTTTTCAGCATGAAGCGGAGAAACGGAATAGCCTCTTAGCTTTTCCTGGTGTTGATATGTATCTACTTTCATAGTTAAAACGCACCTGATATCCCGTCAACTTTTGATCTGATCTTTCGGAGTCTTTGGGACACTAGTCCAAGTGTCTAAGGCTTTTCCTGCACCAGACAGTAGAGAACCCGCCGCCTGACCGTAGGCGTTACTCATAGCCGTCTTACCCGAGAAACGATAGGAAGTTGCCTGTGATTGACATCCGTAGGCTTCCCGCATGGCATTTGCGTATGCAGTCTGAGCATCCAATTCTCCTTCTCTCGAGGTATCGCCAAATAGATTCAACGCAGAACCCGAGGATGTTTCCACTCCATTGGCCGCAAGTTTTGTCTGCTGAGCTGCCAATACACGCCTTACTTCCTGTCTCTTCCGATTAGCTTCAATACCGCCCCTTAACTGAGCATCCTCAGCCTGAATCTCCGCTTGTTTTGCGTTGTATTCAGCTTGAGCCTGAGCAGACTTTCCCTGCTGAATTGAACTGTAGGCACTAACACCGGCACCGGCCAAGGCCGCAGCCATTGACGCATAAGTCAACCAGGAAGTTGTAGCTGCTGTTGCGGCCGCGGTTCCACCTGCTGCTGCCGCGCTTCCTGCTGCCGTTGCGGCGGCCGCTGTTCCTGCCGCAGCTGTTGTTGTTAAAACGCACATGGATTAGCCTCCTGATGGAATCGAATAAAGAAATGCCCTGAATTACCCCAAGGTACAGGCTTTTCAAGTTCAAAACCGAGCCATTTAAGCCACCTAAGAGCAACCGTGTTTTCTGCATCGACCCAATTTTCCAGGTACGAAAACCATGTCAGCCACTTACGAACATAGACGCGGTTTTCTTTGCAAAGTTTGTAGGCATGTTTTGGCAACTCATCCGTACCAACAAGCCAGGGACGAGCAATTGAAGAAGCAATTGAAATGGGAGCAACACCGGCCAGCATTACAAGCCGATCATCCGCATAAGCCGCAATTGCTTCATAAGACATTCGAACTGAAATTAAAAGAGCTTCTTCAGCTGTGAGGCCCGTAGCAATTTCGCCTTCAATCCGATCAGCTTCTCTGAGATTAGGAAGAATTTCCCAAACATGGTGATCTTCAGCCGGAACAATTTTGTAAACCGTCATCGAGTCACCTCAACATCAGGCATTACAGAAAGAATCGTTGCAGGTAGAGGATCACTTTGACGAATACAAAGGTGCGCTTCTTTAGTCCAAGAAGCGGCCAAACCAATATCAAACCATCCGCTTTTCAGTGCAATAGAGCCATAAGGTTCAGTACTCCGCTGTTTCACTTCAAAGAGGTGTTCCCAATCAGTACCAGCCCACAGCCCTCGCGTATCCCGACACAGAATGCGAACACTGCGCAACAAAGCACGTTTCCCAAACACACTTCCGTCTTGTGCTGATAATCGCAGAGTCTTCATCTCACTTGTATAACGGAGCCCAACCCTAACCAAGGAAGCAGAGTGCTTAAGCCTGATTGAACCGTTTTCTACAACGCAGTCCGGATGTACTGAGCCGTCAGCCAAAACCCCAACGGTCATTCCTTCCAAATGGTCAAGACCGCTTAGTGTCGTGACAGGAGGCCCCGAATAAGACAGACAAGAATCCAAGAAAATGCTGTCTTCCAAAGAAATGCCGTCTCTTGCAGCAAAGCATTCGATATACCGCCTGGTTTTACCGTTTACTTCTCTGCAAACCTCGAAATATGCACGGTCCTCATCACCACCATCAATAACGCAAACAGATTCAAACTTTCCCTGAGTGTCGTGACGATGCCAAGCGTAAACCTCATGTTCCCTCAGATAAGTCAGTCCCAAAAGAACGCCGTCATTTCTTATGCACCAGGCAACCGAATAAGGAGACTGAGCAAAGTCCCAATCAACAATCTTCTTCCCGCTAAAGAGGTGATCCGCCAAGACACAAAGATCATTCCCCGTGAAAGAATCGCTGGACCAGTCATAACCGACATCACGAACAGATTTTCCTTTTGCCTGCACAACAAGAGCCATATTGCCGACAGTCAAAGGAGAAAGATTAGAGGAGCCCCGATAGGATTGAACCTGCATATTGATTGTTGAGGACGTTACAGCATCGTCAGAATTCGTAATGGACCATTCCGAGGTACTTGTCATCAGCAACAAGGAACGCAGTGAGAGCACATGTCGAATCGGATTAACCTGAGAAGCCGCGATCGTTACGGTAATGGCATCCTCATCCGTACTCGGTAACTCAACGCCGAAATCATAGTAACTGCCGGATTTCGTCATCCATACTGTTTGCGGATTCTGGATTGAGCCGGCAAAGATCATTCTCTGCTGAAAATATCCAACCGCCGCGGGATATCCGTTTTCCTCACACCACGCCGACAGAGCCCATTTGTAAGTTGAACTGATCCCGTTTTTTCCGCTCGTCGATGAAATAACTCCGCCACCGGTCCAAGATGCTGCGCGATAACCGGTTCTCGTTACGATACCGCCGTTATCTCCTCCTTCTACATCCTCATATGTATATTCCTCAGCAGCATAGACACCCAGTACATGAAAATTGTTAACATCCACAACATAAACTATGCCGGTTCCATTTCCACTACCTAAGTCCGTTGCAGACCAAGAGGCACCGCTGAGGGTTACAGATTGCCCCGTAGTTAAACTATGTCGAGTAATTCTGACTGATACATAACGGTCATATTTGACACCGTTATAGGTCACAGTACGATTGTGAAAAATATCACCATAGTTGCAGGAAACACTTTCAACAGCCATCGGAGCAAAATTTTTACCCGGATTCGCTGAGGCTATTGCCTGACTAACTCTTGCTCGGACCTGAGTCGAACTGATCACAGAAATAATTTTGGCAATGCCGATACCTAAGCAGATAAACTGCCACTTCACCCCATAATAAGTTTTATCGTCTCCGTCCTGAGCACTTCCCGTGCCATCCCACGCACTTCCCTCATCGTGTTCCGGAGCCGTTCCACCAGTCTTGGTTTTCTTGCCATTTGACGATCCGGAAAGTTCTATGGCCTTATAGATCTTTGAGTTGCTAACAACATAATCTCCTATATTAACTTCACGTCCTGACTGCCAGTTTTTGTAATTACTCCAATCCTGAATTTCGAAATAAATCTCCCTGCCAACATCAGAAGCCTTGAATTTTCCGAAGTTTGCCGTAATGGTTATTTCACCTTCTGATGCACTCGCAGAGAAAATCTTTGACTTGTCGATATTGACATCCTCAAAAGGACCACTGTTTGATTCGTATTTCTCTACAGCCCAGTTGTTATGTGCGAAACGCTTAATCTGATAAGGCGGATACTTAGGATGAACCACGGTAACCACGTCAGCAGACTGAGCAAAATGCAGATCAAAAGTATCTGAAGAAGCCCAAGGAGTAGAGACTTTCAGAGCCGCGCCGGAATCATCCAGAACCTCAGCTCCCTCATAAACAACTTTCATTGTTTTGTTTCCCAGAACCAAGACATAGTTCTGACCGTCACCCCAACGGAACGGCATAAGGAAATCAGGGATATTGTGATCATTGCCCTCACACACAAAGACAGTGCCCGGACGATTGACCACTCCTCCATAGGATTGAACCAGAAAGTTCCTGCATACCTCCAATCCACTTTGATATTTTGCAAGATCAATGCGACCGGATAAGGCCGGACTTAATTCACCGCCGGCAAATGAAGGTTGAAACATATCAGTCATAGCCTGGCCCTCACAAATTCAGGAAGCGGGTCAGGGTATTCCTCCCGCTCACTCAATGAAGCGGCCCTTGCCAAGTCATAAGCCCTAACCGCAGACTCGGAGGCCGTTTGGACAAATTGAGTACTCCCGGCCAAAGGAGCTGCGATTTCACAAGCCAAAGACCAAATAAGAGCGTCCTCAAACAACGGATCTAAGTTAGTTGTATCGTCCACGTCAGTGACAATGAGGCCACGGGCATTTTGTTTATTCGTTGCAATGACCTGAACCCCATTAACCATTTGCACTTCATAAGAGGGATGTTCTTCAGGCATAGGCCACCAATGAAGACGGATATCTTCCGCACCGCAAACATTGAAAAGTCTCAAAGCCTGGTATGGATACCGATAGCAGAAGCGCCAATCCGGAACTTCTTCCGTTGTCAGAGCCAACGTTACAACCTGTCTTGCAAACGGCCACGGCAAACGTCTAATGAGTCTTTGACGCACTGTGTCAAAAACCCGATTGATCACAATAGCTTCATTCTGAGAGGAGGTCAGACTTTCAATAAAGCGAGTATTGCCAATCCGCATTAGTGCGTTATTAGCGATATTGATTTTACTTTGCACGAACCAACTCCTATAAATAAGGGGGCGCAAGGCCCCCAATACAATTCAAACCCCAAGGAGAAAAATTCCAATGCAAATTAGTTATGCATGGCTCGTGGATAGTGGATATCGTGCGGCGTTGCAATAGTCAGGCCGGAGGTCAACAACAGCCCCGTAATCGCTCCATTCACTGTGTAATTCAAACGCAGGAAACGTTTACCGCCGTAAGGCAACTTAATCCCAATCGGTCCCTTATTCAGCTGTTCAGCAGTAACCGGAGCACTTTGAACCAAGACTTCAGCAGTTGCAAAATCTTCAGTCTCACTAGTCTCAACGGAAACGGCCAAAGTACCTTCACCCTCGAGAGCGGAGCCGTCTTTCGTGCATGGAATTGCAACAACTTCAAGCGCGCTGAAAACTGCAAGGTCCCTATCTGCACGCAAATCCAAAACGTTTTCGGAAACAGCCGTAGCGGAAACCGCCTGTTTATCAGAGAATCTATTTAATGCATCAAGCAACATATCTATATTCCTCCCTTATGCGGCTTCCTTCTTCGGGTCATAAGCCGGTTCGTTGTAATTCAAGGCCTTCAAAGCATGAATCTCGATACCGTCAAAAGCGAGAACGCGTTTACCTTCAGCCGTGTCCCAAGTGAGATTGACGTTATGTTTTTCGAGGACCTGTTTTCTGAGCCATGTACGAACAGAACGCGGGCAATAGATAACCGGAGTACCCATAGCCTGTTTTTCAATACGTTCGGTCAGGTCAATCAACAGATGAATCAGATTGATTTCACCGCTTTCCAGTTTGGCCAGACTGATATTTGCAATACGGCCGCAGGATTCCCAGTCAACCACATGCAAGCCGGCTTCCCAAGTAAAGAGAGAAGAGACCGCACGGAATTTATTTCCGTTTGCATCCAAGGCATCATTTTCACCAAGGTTCTGATGTTGTAAACCTACCTGAGAACCTTTCGGGAACAGTCCATGAACTGTCTGATCACCCCATACCGGAAGGTAAATAGAAGCGAAATTATTTCCGGCAGTGGCTTCTTTATCTGCATCGATAACCATGACATGGTTACGAGCCTTAGGATCGTTATAGCGCAGATGCAAACCAACGAAGTTTTCAGGATCTTTTCTCGGATTACCGTAGATCATGTTGTAGAGCATCTTTTGACGCATTGCCTCAATGAAGGCCAAGTCTTCGGAAGCACGGAAACTTGCATCATCACCGTTGAGTTTGATCAAGCGAACATCGATATCAGAACGAGATTCAATCGCGCTCATGACTTCTTCAACTTTTGCAGTTGTGGATTTAGAAACCGGAACACCCTGGTTAAGGACACGGAAGTAGACTTCCGGCAATCCAGTACGAACAGAGCCCACATGTTTCTGAACACCGTTTGCTTCACGCCAGACAATATCGTCCAAGAGTCGATCATTTAAATTCAACAACTCTGTGATAAGCATCATTTTGCCGTCCGGGTCCTTTCGGGAAGCCCAATCAGCCAAAGTCAGATTTCTGTCAGCTAATACAGCCATACCTTATTCTCCGTATAAAATTTTGTTGATATCGCGTTCCTTAGGGGAAGAGGCTTTAGCCTGAACTCCCTGATCTTCCTTTACCGATTTGCCCACGCGATTGACAAAACGGAGTACTGCCGGATGATTTCCGAAGCCGGATTCATCCATTAATTTCACAAACTCGCCGTCAGGGTCATAAGCGGATAAGGCCTTCCTGCAAGTTGCCTGAGTAATCGGAAGATTCGTTCCGCCGATTTCCTTGTCTGCCTTGACTTCCTTAATCCAACCCTCAACAGTCTTTGTGTATGCTTCTCTTTGAGCTTTAAAGGCCGCCTCCTGTCTCTCTGCATAAAGATCAGCAAGTTTTTGTGCCTGGTCATTGGAGAGCTTGAGTTCTTTAGCCAAAGGGGTAAAACGTTCAAGAGCTTCAGTATCGACACTCATTCCCTCAGGGACTTTGATGTCATACTTTTCCGGAACAGCAGTTGCTTGAGCCGGCTGATCATTTTCTTTTTGGTCTTCATTCTTACCGTCTTCCGGCTTTTGTGCCCCTTCATTCTGTTCAGTTTCAGAACTTCCGGAAAGAATAGAACCCTGTTTTTCTTCGCCGGAAGCAACCTGCTCAGAGCTTGTTTCAGTTGTCGGATTCTGATTCTCTGTTGTATCGCTCATTGTCATCCTCACAATCGATTAAAAATTTTGGATAAGCCCGAGGCCCCAAATCTCTTATGGCCTGTGCAATCTGCATACCCACAGCCTGTTTACCCAGATAAAAATCCCTAACGGTTTCTTTCTCGCTAAACATGGACACTTCTGTGTTGCTTACGTCCAGTATTGTTTTCAATACGTAACGTCCCTCCGGTGAATCCACAAGGACCTGTAATGAATCTTTGAATCTGTCCCGTATTTCCATCATCAAATTCCTGTCTGTCCAAGCATTGCGCCAAGAGCGTTATTGCCTTGAATCTGAGCTTCACTCAACAATTTGGCACCTTGAGCCGCCTGCATTGCCTGTTCACCCTGTTGTTGAGCCGCCGCAGCCTGTTGCATTTGATCTTTAATTGCCTGTACTTCTTCGTCATCACGGACCGCATTAGCTGTAACGCCGGTCTTGTAGGCAATTTCCTTGATCAGTTCTTCGAAATTGACTCTCATGAGTGATTCCTGAGACATACTGACAATCGGTCCAACAAGATTCATAAAGGCTTCAACGTGTCCAACGGACTGAGCCTTCTGACTTGCGGCAAGCGGTGATTCATAAGCAACGGTCAGACTGCTGTCGTTTAATTCCAATCCCGGAGGCGGCGTTTCAAACTTTCCCTGTTCATACAAGATTCGGAAAGTTCTTCTGATCAAGGGATTCAAGAGCTCCTGTTCCAGTGATTGAATAACCGGACCAAGCATTAAAAGTTTTTCCGCCTTACGTTCAACGATTTCCGTTGCAGTCCTCACGTTCTCCAGTTGAGAAACCATAAGGAACAGATCCTCAAAGAAGGCGCGCTTAATCCGTGTCTCTACATTTTGAATATCTGCTAAGAGTTCCTGGAGTCTGAGATTAATCTCGTAGACGGGTTTAAAGCCTGATTCACCTGCCGAGGTAGGAATTCGATTGATATAACCGGGAGAGAGTCCGACTCTCTGGCCAATGATTTCACCGACTACCACCATAGGAGGGTTAACCAATTTAGCCAAGGCCTCAGCTTTTCTGAGCTCCATAGCCTGTAGAGATTTAATGTCTCCGATAGACACCATTGCCGGGGACCGCCCGTAGACATCCTCACCAATTGCATCCCACCGAGGACAAAGCACGGGGAATTCTTTGTAGCCGGACTCCAAAAGGAATTCGCCTTCTTGCGCCCCCTTCTCGAAATAAACCGACTTAAAGGGCATGTCCTTAGAGCTTTTGCCTTCAGGATTACGATCCGTGCGAGGCTCGATCACATGGACTACTTCAATCCATTTATCAAGATTCTTTGATTCAAGGAATCGGCGAGTACTTTGTCTGAGATTTTCTTTCCCAAATCTTTCAGCCAATTGCCGTACCGTCATAGAAAACTCTCGATAACAGCAGTCAACCTTTCCGGATGAATTTGTAGCTAAATAGAATTGCCCAATCGGAAACGGCGTCAAATGGATAGGAGGTTTAGTCGGGTCATCATTCTCATCGACTAGGACAGCCGCAACACCATAAGCGCCCAACTGACCGTAAGCCGTATGAAGCGCCTCATAAGTATTGGACTGTGCAAACACAACCTTTAAAACATCACAACACTTTTCCAGCCAGACTTTCGCCTGCTTAGGACGCATGGCATTAGCATCCGTCAAAGACAAAGAGAACCAAGGTTGAGCCGGATTAGTCAGGCCGCCCATTAGTCCACTGCGAAGGTTCCTCAGAGAAAGCGTTGCTGTATTGTTTAGGATTTTCTGATCTTTGCGTTTGCCGTCATTGACTTTTTCGTTTGGAAAGTGAGTCCCGTAAGGGTCAACAAAAGAGCTGACCTCTTTCCAATCCGGCTCCCAAGTGGAACGTTCTGTCTTTAACGCCTGGAGTCTTCGTTCATATCTATTGGCAAACTTTCGAGCCATGACTGCCCTACCCAGCTATTGTCCTAGCAAAGTTTTGCCACCGGAAGAAGCACCCGCAGAACCCGTACCACCAGTAAGCATTGTGGATTTGCGTCCACTTGCAGAAGCCCTGCGCCGCTTTTCGTTATCGCGCGCAGCGGTTACACCTGAATCCGTTTCCTCTGCTACCGGAACATAGGGTGTTTCAACTTCTTGAACTTTAGGTTTGCTGAAGCACATATCGAGAAAATTCCTTTCATATTGTTCCCGATAGTTTTATGCAAACCAGTGTCCCAATTTCGGGCCATTTATTTATTGCATGGAATTCTATATAATGTAATACAATAGTATTACGGAGAGTTAAAAATGACTACGGCTACAGTTTCTTTTCGCATTCCTACACAAATTCGTGACTCTGCGAAACCAATTCTCGAAGCCAACGGGATGACTGTATCGGAACTTTGTCAGAATGTTTTGGCTTATGTTGCCGAGACAGGAAAACTACCGATTAAGAAAGTCGTTATCAGTGAAGAGGACGAAGAGTTGATTCGTATCGCTCGTAAGCGCATGCAAGAGCCAGGAACCATTCCCGTTCAGCTTGAGGATTTGTAATGGCTTTTTCTCTTGAATTTAAACCCTCAGCATGGAAAGAGTGGCAAAAGCTGGACAGCACTATCAAAACCGAATTCAAAAAGAAGCTGGCAAAAGTATTGGAACAGCCAAGGCTCGAAGCCAATAAATTATCAGGGCTGCCGGACTGCTACAAAATCAAGTTGCGGGCTCTTGGTTATCGTTTGGTTTACCAAGTTGATAACGGGCGAGTTGTTGTCCTTGTGCTTGCAGTAGGAAAACGAGAAAAATCCATTGTGTACAAAAAGAGCAAAAATCGGCTTTAATTCTTTTACCCAAACGGATCAAAGCTCATATCAGCATACTCATAGTCACCTTGCGGCTGATAGACACGTTCATCCACCCGAACCGCAAAGGTAAGAGCCAAGGCATCAGCCGCATCCGGAGACGGAAGACCACGTTTTTTCATGTCGTCCTTACGTTCCAGTCTGAGTCTTTGCTTATCGTCGTGTCCGTATTCTGGTCCGGTTAAGTCCACGGCCAATTCCTCATCGTGCGGAATTGCACCGGTTTTCAGCCATTCACGCAGTCGATACCACATCTCCGCACGTTTATTGGCAAACTGTTCTTTGTCATCCGCACTCGAACCAAAGTTGATTTTGTGGACGGGCCAATGCGTTCTTTGCTCCAGGCTGTCAAGAATCGGACCACCCAAGCCGCCATCATCACCAAAAATATGAATGCTTTTGAAACCCATCTTTTCGAGATCAATGACATGATCCATCACCCGCTCAACTGCAATATTGCCCGGCAAACCGTGATATCGCTTTAAAGGTAAAGTCGCATCACGCCCCACTCTCGTAGCAATAACAGTGGAGTCATCACCGAATCTTGCGAAGTCCACGCCAACCATTGCACAAAGATCAAATCGAGGTGTTCCGCCTTCCCGACTGTATGCAGCATCAACTAAATTACGCCCTATGAATTGAGCAGTTGAAGCACTTGGAAACACGCCGCGGACACGGACCTTGAAAAAGTCACTGTCTTCCCCGTAGTCTTGAAGCCACCTTTCAATCTTAGTTTTGTCTGTAATCTCAACGTTACGTGAATCAATCTGGCGGGTTATCCAGCGATGACGGAACTTATGAAAACAATCGAAGAAACGTCCTGAAGACTGCGTAGGATTTCCGAAACAAGCCCAAATAATCTGAGTATCGGCGTCAGTCATAGCACCTTCGGCCACTTCCCAAATTGCATTTGAAATGGCTGAGGCTTCGTCAAAAATCATCAGAATTCTACGGCCTTTATTGTGCAACCCTGCAAAGGCTTCCGGGTTTGAATCACTCCAAGGCACAGCATCAATACGCCAAGACTTTTCGTGTCCCGACTGTTTGCAGGAAATCGATGTGGCTGTGAAATCAAACCAGTAACGAAAGAAACAAAGGCGATACCATTTAGCCAGTTCCGCCCACGTTTTTGTCCTGAGCTGAGTATCGGTATTGGCCGTTACCACACCACGTGTATCTGCGCACGTTGACATAGCCCAGAGAATTAACCACGAAACAAGAGCAGATTTTCCGATACCATGTCCGGATGCTGTTGCTATATTCACAATAGCGGCGTTGATAATTGTTCCGAAATCATGCCCTTTGGCAAGCGTATCCCGAATATCAGTTAATACGTCTTTTTGCCATTGCAGTGGCCCGGTCAATCCTTTGAGTTCACCGTACCCCCAATCAAAGGCCTGATCAACAAACAATAAGGGATCATTCGCACACTCACGGGCCAGCTCAATCAGCATTCCCATTACTTCGGCTTTTGTAGTCACTTCTGCCCTCTTTTCTTCATTATGACATCTGCCAATAATTCTATGCCGTCCTTTTCACTCTCATCCTTGTTGTATGCGCCCAAGTGCTTAGCCAGCATATCCATGCACTTCATTAGGTTTGAAGCATCAGGAAATGATTCAACAGTTCCTTCGTCACTTTCCCCCAGAATTACCGTTTGGCTCAGCACTTTTTTGAACTTCATCATGTCTTTGCGCCAGGCCATAACATCGTAGTTGAGCTTCGAAGAAATTTCCTTTTGTTTCAATGCAATAGCTTCTTTTATACTAACATTTACTAACAACCTTGCAGCCTGTTCATTGGCTGTCCTTTCGCTGTAACCCGCCCTGATAGCGGCCTGAGTAGCATTGCAGTCGATGAGATATTCATCAACGAATCGTTGTTGTTTAGGAGTTAATTTACCTGCGCCAGTCATATTTAGACATCCTCGGTATTTCTTCTTCACTTTTGCCGGTGACAACCATCCATAACCGTAACAATCGCTCACCCGCTTCAAACTTAGGTTCAGTCCCTTCGTTGTATAGTCTTGCAACCTGAGATCGGCTCATATGCACTTGTCGTGCAATATTGCGGAGTGATCGGCCCGCATAGATCAAATCCCTCAACACCGAAAACCAATGCACAGGCATTTCACTTCCGACAAGATGCCTAAATGCATTGGTTCTTTTCCGAGCCTTTTTAATTGGCGGGTCGTCAATGGACCAAAAACTCAACTGCTTCACAAATTAAAACTCCTGGTATGTCCAACCTCCACCCGATTTTGGATAAACAACCAGCATGCGAAACGGATAGTCTGCCGCACATGCTTTTGTTTTTACTTTGGCGTCATCAGCGAAAAACTTTGGAGACCCTTTGACCTCATGCAATTCAAGGAAGCCGTCAGCATTCAGCACCAGGAAATCAGGACAATACCAACAGACATGGTCCCCGATTTTGAGTTTGAGGGATTCGAACCAATAAGCCTGGATTCTTCCGTGAAACCGTTCCGATTCAAGGAAGTCCCTATAAGCCTTCTCAGTCTCGTTTAGTTCTCCGGCCTTCATTCGACCTTTGGCGTAACCGCCTTTGGACTTAGCACCGAAGGTAGGAAGTTTGAGACGCTTCAAACGGATAGGACCTTGTTTGGTTTTCTCTTGTAATGACTTAAAGCCGGATCGTCCGGACCTGAGAATCTGAGATTTCGACTCATGCCATGCTCCTCACATATGCAGTGATACCGTTTTTGTCCATCCACTTTTCAATCTTTTCGATTTCAGTCGGACTACGCTTTTTGAAGTAAGGGCAAGGCCGGACTTCAAAGCTCTTAACCTCATCAACCGGTTGCAATAGTTTGGGATAGCAGTAATGCCCAGTCCTTGGATTGCAACACCCTTGACCAAAAGTCACATCATCTCCAGTAAGAAGATCCTTACTGGTGAGCCTTTTGC